TCATATTCTTTCAAACTTTCCATTTTCTAAACCGTTGTAAACTGATGTGCGAGATATTCCGTAAAAGTCGGTAACATCCTTGATGGTTCGGAATGTGTTACCGTCTGATGTGCAGCGTATGGTGTGAGGCTTGAAACTAGCCCATTCTGTGCTGTTGAGGCTGGATATGTAGGGACCGGACGCCAGGAGCGTGTCACGGTGCTGGTTGGCGTCTGTGGCGCTGTTGAACACACCTACCAAATTTATTGTTAAAGGTGTTTCCGGTGTGTTCATTGTTTTGAATGTTTTGGATTGTAGCATATCCGGCATTGCTAACATTTGTGAGAATTTACACACACCAACAAACACACCATTCACCACATAAACACACCAATCATTTTGAAGTGATGCGAAACCTTGGACGGTTAAGGTTGCTTGTGTTTGTGGTTTGGCGCTTGGTTTTTGAGTTTCTGGAATTTGTGCATATTCTTCAGGTGACAAAAGTGCATATGCTCTATCATCCTGTTCACTGGTTAGCTGCGCGCCGCTTGCAACAATTGCGCGAATGTCATCGGTCATTTTGTTGCGTATGTGACAGGTGAAAGAGTTTGCACACTGATCACAGTTTGTTGGTGATGTTTCAACGCCCATTCCGCAACAGCCTGGTGCAAGTCGGATTGTGAGATTTCTACGATCATTCCAGCTTTGTAAATCTTGTGACTTTCAGGGCGCGGATTGTTGGCGATGTATTCCGCAAGTTGTTCACTTGATCCGCCAAATGATTTGGGTGCTTGTGTCATGTTGTTTGGTTCCTTGTGATGTTGGTTTATGTTTATCACGGTGGGCAATAATCTACAAGAGGTTTGTTTTAGTTTTTTGGTTTATTTGCTTCAGGTAGTTGAAATTGGTAATTTTGGTAATTTTGGTAATTTTGGTAATTTTGGTAATTTTGGTAATTTTGGTAATTTTGGTAATTTTACACGATACTCTAGGTTGTGCACAAATCGTCATTTGCGTATCATTCTAATTTACTGGGGAAATGGTTTTTTAGATATGTCTAGTGTAGTATTATATATGTGTGTTATGCCATAAAAGTACCTCTAAAAGACTAATACAATGTTGTATGGTCCTATTGTTATGCCATAACCACTCTGGGAGAGCAACTGGGCTTTGATACTGTTTTTGAGATTGTGCACACTTCAGGGTATCGTGTAAATTTTAAAACCAGGGGCATTTATGACCGTTTAAAGAAACTAAATATTCTAAAATCGGTGCGGATTGATATTTTGGGCGGTTTAAATAAACGATTTTCCGCACGTCCGAAACCTCACAGATAATTAAACCTGTGAGGCGTTCACGAATTACCCACGTTGTTGAGCGCGCCATGTGACATATTCTTTCTTATAAATTTGAGGAACGGCCCGTTAAAATCTTTGAGGGTTTTTGCGGCTTGGTTATAATTTGCTTTTACTTGCTTGAAAGCTTCAGAAAATTTAACGGCATCTGGCGTCAAACCCATTGCACCGGATGCTTTAAAAGATTGCAGCGCGATGCTTGTCGCGGTCACATTGCTTTCGAGGATTTGCTTGTGTGCGAGTGCTGATTTAAAATTGTTCATTGCATCATTCCTGGCGCTGTGTGGGTTGCTGTGGGGATCACTGGTGCGGGTGCGCTGTAAACAGGGTTACCAACACCATCAACACCGCTTTGCACCAACAGACCGCGCTTTTTAGCGGCTCTAACAGCGGCACCAACACAAGCGTTAATCCCGCGATATGATTGCCACATGTAGGGGTAAACTTCTTTACCTTCGTTTGCGAGTGCAACCATTTCGTTCATAATTTTGAGTGTTTCGGGTTTCATGTGATGTTCCTTTGTTTGCTGTTAAAACTACATTACACTTGGTTTACAAGATGGTCAACAACTAATCGCACCAATTGAACAAATCTTTTTTGCGTTCTTTGTATTGTCTGGACGATTGCCAAACCTCCACAACCGCAACAGCCTCTTGCACGGTCATCACAGCGCGCAGTTTGCTTATCGCCCACACTTTGCTAACCCTGAAGCGTACCAGGCACCTATGCACTGCACAGACACGCAAATAACGGCGGTCTAACCCGCCGTTATTGGTCATGCGATAGGCGTTCACACCTTGCCTTGCAGCTTCAGGGTGTTCATCACCTCGCGCATGATTGCATCGCGCAAAATTTGCTGGTTTTTTTCGATGTGACCATTCAATTCATGGTTGTCTGCAATTTCCTGCAAAACAATTACATAAGCCATTCCAAGCGCACCGCCCAAAGCATCGGCAGCGATAATTGCGGCTTCAGTGTGCATGTTTTCATTTGTGGCGGTTTCGATTTGTGCGGCTAGGTTTGTCATTTGCTTAGTTCCTTGTGTGTGTTGCTGTTCTTAAAACTACATTACACTTAGTCTGCAAGATGGTCAACAACTCTTTCCCAATTTTCCGAAAAAACCTGAAAATCATCAAGATCAATGTGACCATTTAACCAGGTTGTTGTGCGGCGGTCTGGTGCAGGGTTCAACCAGGTTACATGATACTCGTTAAACCCTGCACCCAACATTCCAGTTTTAACAAAACGCACAGCATCAACCGAATAAATATTGTTACCTGAACCAACAATGAAACCGTCAACTTGTAAAATGTCGGGAAAATATTTGCGGGTTCCGTTTCCGGTTGCGTTAAACCAACTCATTTAGGGCAACGGATAAGAAAAATCTCATAAGCCAATTCTGACAACTCATCAAAATCCGCGAAACCTTCCAACATTGCCAAGTCGCAAACATTTATACGCGAAACAATGTATTCAACAGCCTCAACAATTGTGAGTGTTTTAAGCTGGTTGTAAATTGTGAGAATGTCCGACATTGTGTGACCCTTTCAAGGTTGTTAAATACACCTTAGCGATGGTCTGCAATCTAGTCAACCATTAAATTGCAAAAACTTCAAAATAATATCTGTCACCAAAATTTAAAAGAATGGTCAACACTTCGTCATCTGTGAACCTGGTTGCCTTGTCGCGGGTTGTGTAGATGTTTCCGATTTTTGGCGCGTCTGCTGTGCCCGTCACCCAAAAGGATGACGGGCAATCATTGCGGTGTGTACCTTTAATAATCTTCATTGTGCAATCGCTCCAGCCAGGTGCTTGAAAAAGTGCATTACATCACCGTTTTTAAAATCAATCATTACCAGCGTTGTTTTGATTTTTTCCTGTTCTTGCTTTGGCGCGGATTTGATTGCATCAATGATAATTTCCAACGGTATGATATTTAGACCGCTTGCGCCTTCAACTTCAATCATCCGGTCAGTGATACCTTTTTCGGAAACCAGTACATCAATCCATTTTGAAAAAGTTGTCATTTGCTTAGTTCCTTGTGTGTGTTGCTGTTCTTAAAACTACATTACACTTGGTTCGCAAGATGGTCAACCACTAAATAAATCTTTTCCGTTGCGTTGATCAATTGCACAATAGGCACCACGTTTACCAACGGTTTACCTGATACATTTACCACCAACAAAAGCATCATAGGAACCCGCAAAATTCTTGCGAATTTCTCCACCGTTGTAAATCTCAACAGGTCCGTAAAAATAGGTTATTAGTTGGGGTGATGTGGTTATGCGCTCAATATAATCAGGCGCATAACGAAAATCAGTCTCAAAAGTTAACTGTTCAGATTTAACCATTATACCGCGTCAAATCCGTTATGATTGTAAAAACGCACCCATTTTTGCGCCCATGTTTTAGCTTTTGCACGGCTGGAAAATGTAGATTGTTGAACTTGTGTGGTATCACAAAAAACACCATCTGCATTGCGCACACTAAGGCTTTCTATTTTATTAACAGTTGCAACAAAACCTTCTTCTGTTTTCTTAGTGTTCCAGCTTGGGAAAGTGTTCATGATGGTCATTTTGTTAGTTCCTTGTGATGTGTTGCTGTTCTTAAAACTACATTACACTTAGTCTGCAAAATGGTCAACAACTAAAACAACATTTTTTCAGTTAATTTTTCCGGCTCATTTCCAAGCCATGCGCCAGGTAGTTCAGGCAACACAACAACCGCAACACGCACAAACCCTTTACCGCTGTTCAGTTTGCGCGCGGTGATAAACTGTTCAGGGCAATCGCGGGTGTCAATTTTGGTCATTTTGGTGACGTGGGTTTTTGCTTCAGCTTCAGTTTTGAACGGTCCGCACAACCAAAATGTTTGATGATATTTAATGCGCTGGACGTAGTATGCTTTTTTAGCTTGTGACATTGCTCAACTCACTTTCTTTCATGGGTACGGGAAACGGTATTTTGTCAAACTTGACCAACACCGGATATGTAAACAGCGGGAAAACATCGGTCACAACACCAACATCACCTTTTTTGAGGGGTTCCATTGTGACCAGGATTTTGACGCGGTTATGTTTTTCAATTTTCATATCGTTACCAGTGCAATCAAAAGGGTGATGAACGGCGCAACGCATAGCGTTACTAGGATAAAGCGGCTGATCATTTTGACTTGCTTTCCTTATAAACTGCAAAACCGTCTTTGTCGTGATGCGAAAAGATCATTGGTTTGGTGTTAAACATTTGCTTGCGCCTTTTATAATGTGTTGCTGTTCTTAAATTTACATTACAGTTAGTCGTGGTGATGGTCAACAATTATTTTGCACTATTGCCAATTATTTTACATTGCACTACATGTTGAGAATGTTTGATTTTACGTCCGCATATAGACAGTTGCGACCTAGTGAGCGCATTTTCGTTGATGGTTACATTAACGCAGTTGAACGGCTTGCCATGCGTTCAAACCAAAAACTGTTGCAAGCTTTAAAAGAAATGCGGCTTGATGACCTGGACGGGCGGTCAAAAGAGATACTTACGCAAGGATTGGTGCAAGCTGCGATTTTTGAGCGTGTTAAGGAATTATCTGAAGATGCTGAATTAACCGTTTTCAAAACCCTAAAAGAGTTGCGTTCAATGGCATATTCTAGCATAGGTAACTATATGGAAATTGATGACGATGGGGTTCCGGCGTTTGACCTATCCCGCTGCACGCCAGAACAGTTAGCGGCAATCAAAACCATCAAAATCAAAGAGCGGGTTGATAAAGACACAGGGCAAGCGGTCAAAGAATTTGAGTTTATTCTACATGACAAGGTTGCAAGCATTGGTTTGCTGATGAAATATCAGGGCTTGCTTGATGAACAGCATTGGCGCAATGAACAGGCAAAAGAAAACCAGCAAAAAGCAATTTCTGCTGGTCAATCTGTTGATGATGCTGCTGACCTTTACGCGCGGTCAATCAATGGCTAATCCATTGCGATTGATCAAGATGCTCAACAACCTCGCCAGGGTTATAAACCTGAACATCGTGACCATGTTTAATCCATGTTTTGTATCGTTTTGCGGCGCGCTGGCAAGCCTGTTCAAAGTTGCTTGCGCTGATTGCTTTACGGGGTTGCGGTTTGCCGCGTCCGGTAAATGCTATGCGGATAGGGTAGGTGTTCATTTATTTGCCTTCTTTGTAAACTGCAAAACCGTCTTTGTCATAGTGCGAAAAGATCATTGGTTTGGTGTTAAACATTTGCTTGCGCCTTTTGTGATGTGTGATGTTGATACAAGTCTTAAAGGTGTTAAACATGCAAGTCAATAACTTTTTTACAGATAACGCAGATGTTGTTGGTTGGCGCGATGTTCAACCAAATGTAAAACCTTGGAAACCTGAAGCATTAGCGCATGAACAATGGCCCCCAAATTATAAGGCTGTTTACGCTTGGCGGTTAAAGCAATTGCAAGCGTTGCGCGCTGACCCTGATCTGTTGGACAGCGCAAAAGCATATTATCGGCACCGCCCTAAAGAATTCATCATGCATTGGATGGATACCTATGACCCGCGCAAGAAAACAGGTAAATGGATGCCGTTTGTATTTTTCACCAAACAGGCTGAATTTATTGATTTTTTGCATGATTTGCGGAATGGTGGTGAAAGCGGATTGGTTGAAAAATGCCGCGATGCGGGCGCAACCTGGTTAAGCTGTGGTTATTCTGTTCACTCGTTCATCTTCATTGATGGTGACGCAATCGGCTGGGGGTCCAGAAAACAAGATTTGGTTGATAAAATCGGCGATCCCGATAGCATTTTTGAAAAGATGCGCCTGATTTTAAAACGGTTGCCGGATATTTGGGTGCCGAACTATGACGCACCATTTATGAAAATTGTGAACCACGATAACGGTTCAATTCTGTCTGGTGAAGCTGGTGACAACATCGGGCGTGGTGGTCGTAAAAGTATGTATTTTAAAGATGAAAGCGCACACTATGAACGGCCTGAAAAGATTGAAGCTGCGTTAGGTGACAACACCAATGTGCAGATTGATATTTCCAGCGTTAACGGTTTGGCAAACGTGTTCTATCGGCGGCGTGAAGCGGGTGTTGAATGGCAACCAGGTGCAGAAATGCAAGCCGGATTTACACAGGTTTTTGTCATTGATTGGCGTGATCATCCCGACAAAACGCAAAAATGGTATGATGACCGCAAGGCAAAATATGAACGCGAGGGAATGTTGCATGTTTTTGCGCAAGAGGTTGACCGCGATTATGCGGCGTCCGTTCAAAACACAATCATTCCCTTGGAGTGGATCAACGCAACAGTTGATGCGCATTTAAAAATTAAGTGGAAAGATGACAAAGGTAACATTCAAATTGGTTTCACACCTGAACAAATTCCCGATATTTGGGGCGCTGGTTTGGACGTGGCTGATGGTGGTGTTGACCGCAATGCGATCACGCAACGACAGTGGATTATATGGCGTGATGCTGAAGAATGGGGGGAGCGTGACCCTGGTGTGACCACACGGCGCGCACACAGCGCGGTGAGGCGGCTTAAGAGCGTGTCTGTGCAATATGACTGCATTGGTGTCGGTGCAACTGTAAAGAGCGAGTACAACAGGTGGGTTGATGAACAGTTAATTAATCCGCAACACATTAAATTTGTCCCTTGGAACGCTGGTTTTGGTGTTGTTGATCCGTTTGCACACATTATTGCAGATGACAAACAAAGCCCGATGAACAAAGATTACTACGGTAATTTGAAGGCGCAAGCATGGGGTGCAATGCGCGCGCGGTGCTATAAGACTTTTAAGAACATCACACAGGGGCATTTGTACCCTGTTGATGAACTCATTAGCCTTGACAGTTCCATGAAATTACTGCACCAAATCAAGAAAGAATTAGCACAACCAACAACCAAAGCGAACGGTGCACTAAAGCAAATTGTGGATAAACAGCCGGATGGTTCAAAATCACCAAACGTTGCGGATGCTGGTATTATGATGTATTTCCCGCTAGATGGTGGGCAACAATATACTTTGACGGGAAAATATGGTGGATAAATCAATCGCAAAAGCCGTTTTGACAGCATTAAAAGATGTTGGAATTCATAAAATTCGCACAGAACCTTTTTTCGGGATGAATCCCAAATGAACATTACACGCGGCAAATTTCCACAAGCGTTTGATACTGGTGAAGCGATCACTTGGGAAAATCTTTCAAAGCGCGCACCCGATAGCCAATCAATGTTGACGTATTGGGAAAAAACAGATGCGATCATGGGGGGCATTGAAACCATGCGCGCGGCTGGTGATCAATTCTTACCAAAATTTGAAGCAAGTGAGGAAAAAGCCGCATTTGAATTTCGCCTGACGCAAACCAAGCTCACAAATATTTACAGCGATGTTGTTGATGGTTTGGCGTCCAAACCATTTGAAAAAGAAGTTACACAAGACATTCCTGCATTTGATTTGTTTACTGAAGATGTTGACGGTAAGGGGAACAACTTAACACAATTTGCAGCGTCAACATTTTACAACGGTATCAACAACGCAGTTGATTGGATTTTTGTTGATTATCCAAACGCAGACACAAGAAAAATTCGCAATAAAGCTGAACAGTTGCAACTTGGTTTGCGTCCGTTTTGGTCGCATGTAATCGGGCGCAATATGCTTGAAGCAAAAAGCGAGATTAAAAATGGGCGGGAAACCCTGACACTTTGTCGAATTCTTGAACCTGGTTCGCCCGATAAGGTGCGTAAATTTGAACGTTCTAAGGATGGTGCGATAACCTGGTGTCTCTATCGAAAAAACGACACTATTAAAAGCGGTGTTGAGTTGGAAGATGAAGGCGTTATTAGCATTGGTGTCATTCCGCTTGTGCCGTTTGCAACAGGGCGGCGCGATGGTTCAAACTTTAAATATAAACCAGCGTTGCAAGGTGCTGTTGATTTGCAAATTGATCTTTACCAGCAGGAAAGCGCGCTTAAATTTGCAAAGGTTATGAGCGCATTTCCGATGTTGTCGGGAAACGGTGTTCAACCTGAACTGGGGCCGGATGGCAAAACCCCGCTGCGTTTGGCGGTTGGCCCTGCTGTGGTTCTTTATGCGCCGATGGACGGTAGCGGAAAAGCCGGAACATGGGGTTATGTTGAACCAAGTGCATCATCTTTGCAATTTCTTGCTGGTGAAATTAAAGACACAAAGCAAGATTTGCGTGAACTCGGAAAGCAACCATTAACCGCACAATCTGGTAATCTAACTGTGATCACAACAGCGGTTGCGGCTGGTAAATCTAAATCAGCGGTTGTTGCTTGGGCGCTTGCTCTAAAAGACACGCTTGAAAATGCTTTCAAAATCACAGCAATGTGGATGAAAGAAAGCAAAGAACCTTCAGTTGTTGTTTACACCGAATTTGACAGCTTTATTGATGGTGAGGATGGTCTTGAACACTTGCGCGCAATGCGTAAAGATGGTGATTTGTCTGTTGAGACACTGCATGAAGAAACGAAACGGCGGCGCTACCTGTCACCTGAATTTGATCATGACAAAGAAATGGAGCGAATTCTAGGTGAGGCACCTGCAAACCCTGACGATGACGAAGTTTAAACCCTGCTGAAAATCGGATGATTTGAAGCCCTATTGATTGGATGATCAAAATGAAAAATACTACTGCACTAACGATCACATTTCCACAAGCGTTTGACACTGGCAACGGATGGAAAAAAGATGCTGATGGAAAACTTGAAGTTGATGCTTCGGGAAACCCTATCTTTGTGGGTGAAGGCGGAAAAGAACAATCTGTTAAAGGTGATACGATTGCGACCCTTAACGCTGAAGCAAAAGCAAACCGGATTGCAAAAGAGACAGCCGAAACAAACCTGGCAAAATTCGGCACCATCACACCAGAAACGGCGCTAGCAAATGCAACGGCGCTGAAAGATGTTGACTTGTCCAAAATGGTGAGCGCGGATAAACTGGACGAAGTGCGCAAATCGGTCGGTGCGGAATATCAAGCCAAACTGGACGAACAAACAGCCGCAAACGAAAAGCTGCACAACACCAACAACACAATGGTTTTGGACAACGCTTTCAATTCTTCAAAATTCATCAAAGAAAA